ACAGCTCTGACATTACCGATCGGACGATGACTTTTGTTGACGCGTAGACAGCGGCGAGAACCGAAATAACCAATCCTGCAACCGCTGTCCACTCGCCGATTGTCATGCGCTTTTAGAGATTCCGAAAGTGGCGTCGTTTGGATTACAGAATCGAATCAACACCGGAACGATCCCGGCAACGAGACCCATCGCGATGTCTTTTGGATTTGTGTTGCCTGTCATGTAGACAGCTAATCCACCGGCGAGAGAGCTTCGGAGCCAAGAGACTAGAAGTTCCTTTACTTTGGTCATTTTTTCTCCTTTACTTTCGCAACCTTTGGCGGAATAAGTGGAAAGTCCAATTCCGACGGTGCGAAATTTGGTCTCCCGAATCCGACGATTGATCCGCCGGTTGTGTATTGCCTTTGCTTAATCATGACCATTCCGCCATTGCGTTGGTCTCCAGATCCTGATGTGTTGCCTTCGATGGTTGTGATCCAGCCGTCGCCATCTTTGTCAGCTTTTATGACGATTCCGATGTGTGAAATCCTAAAAATTTTATCGTCCGGGAAATCAAAGAAAGCGAGATCGCCGCGCTTAGGTGTGTCGTGCCAGTTCCCTTTGACTTTGTAGCTCTTAGATCCGGCAAGAGTTGAGACAACATTGGGAACCTTGACCCCGGCTTCATTAGCGCACCACATCACGAAAGAACCACACCACGGCAAGCCGTCGGCTTTGGTAAATTTTCCGTACTTGGTCAGATTCTCGCCCTGCTCAATATAGCCGACTTCTGAAAGTGCGACTTCAATCAAGCGTTGAGCTGAACCTTGCGGATACATTACAGAGAAGCGATCTCGTCTGCTGAAAGTCCAAGAGCGGCAAGCTTGGCAAATGCTGAGGCTCGCGCTGTTGCCTTTGCTTCGGCTTCTGCTGCAATTTCGCTTTTTACTATTTCAACCGCCGCTAATATCGCCGCTTTTGTTGGTTGATTAATATCGGTGGAATCCCATTTGAGCGAATCAATATCAATTCCGCTAAAACTGAATTCACTATTCGGAGCAATTTTTCTGATTGCTAAGGTAATTATATTTTCGTCCATTATGCTCCAATTTCCAAAAGTGTCATCGTGACTACTTGCGAGTTTTTTTGCCAAGTTGTGGTTCCGCTACTTGTTGTGGTTTGTGCCGCACCTTGCAATTTGTAAGTTGTAGCCGATGTAGTAGCCGGTGAGTCCACATAGTTTAAGGAAATAGTTCTGTATTTTTCCACGCTTGTTAAAGAACCAGCATCAAAATCTGCTTGCTCTCCTATCGCGCTTACAAAAATTGAAGTTGCACCGCGCAAGATTTTGACCGAAACGCCCATTTGACTTCCGCTTCGAAAAGCATAAACATTTGTTGTGATCAATACTAGAATTTTACTTGTGGCTGATGTTGGAGTAATTGTTGCCGTCAACCCGGTATCTGTATAAGTTGTCGAGGCTATTGTGGTCGCCGTTGAATAAGTCGCCGACACCATTTGATATAACTTTCCAAGCCCCGGCGATGGTGTGACCCAGCTGTAATCGAGATCGGTATTTGAAGCCTTTGAAAGAACTTGTCCGCTTGTTCCGCCTTTGAGATCGACGAAAGATGTGTCCACGCCAGATCCAAGAGTTCGGATTGCAGACGCGCCGTCCTTGACCAGATCGGTGTTGTCGGGTGTTGTCCACCCGAAGTTTGTTGTCGTTGCCATTTTCCTTCTTTCTTATGCGACGATGAACGCTTCGTCCCATGTCATTGTAGCGGATAGGGTGTTCCAAGTTTCGGACGCCGACACATCAATCCACTTCATCGCAACGATGGAGAATGGAAGTGGTGAGACATTGACCGAAATCGTAAGAGTGTTGAAGCTGGCAGAAAATGTCCAGCCTTCGACAAATCCTTGAAATTGACCGTCGTTCATATTAGGCGGCAGATCGTCAAGCTGTATTGGTAGCCCCATAAATATCGAAATCAACGCGTCACGATCAGCGTCAGAGATTTCGGGATTGACTAGCTGATAAGTGATCCGGTCTAATTTCGGCTGAGGATAGGCGCGGAGTTCAATATATCGATCGGCTTGATCTTGTGCGTCTGTTGCACCTCGAACGGTGGTATTGACGATTGCTTTAAGTGTTCCATAAGTTGCGATCGAAGCCGCGTCAAGAGATGTCACTTGAGATCCATAATTGTTCCCATAAGTAAGAACGACATCGTTCTTGATGTCTCCGGCGCGTGTTGCCAATTTGATTCCGACCGCTTGAGCCTCATTAGCTGAAAGAACTGTGTATCCATATGTTGCGAGATAACTTGTTCGATGATCGGAATCGGCGTAGGAAATCCGTCCAGAACTGTCCTCGTATAAGTAACCAAGTCCAGAACTTGCAAGTGCTGAAACCAGAGAATAAACATCTGTAAGAGATGAGCTTCTTTGGAAAAGTTCAAAATTGCCGGGACGATCGATTTCGCCGATACCGTTATTTTCGGCATTATTCCAGTCGGTTGTTGGATTATATGTGTTCCAAGTCGTTGCGGCTGGAACATCATTCCAAGTTCCCAAGAGCAGAGCCGAAAGAATTGTGTAAATCTGATCGCCATCGAAATCGTGTGCCAAGACTCCAAGAGTTGTAGCCTTGGGAAGCCGCGCAAGGGCTCCCAGAGCCGTCACGCGGATCAGTTGTGTATATCCGGTAGATCCAGCCCTAGCGACCTCTACAGCGACATCAGAGACCGCGCCGCCAAAGATCGGAACATAGGTTCCGGTTGAGTCTTTGACTTCGATTGTGAGACCGTCGTTGATGTCTATTGTAATTGCTGTTTGATCGACATTGAGAATCTGAATTGAGCAATACCCGGCAACCGGCTGAGTGTTGATGTCGGTTCGACCGCTGTCGATTGTCAGATTTGAAAGTATTATCTCGGTGTATTCAACCGAGTTGATTAAGACACGCCATTCGGGAGTCCATGAGGTCATACTAGAATCCCGGCTCCGCCAATCGTTCCGCGCTGATTAGATTGATTAAGGATATCCACAATTTGACGAGCTGTGGATTCTGAATCTATCGCACCGTTGACGACGATGTTGTTTGTGATTCCAGAAGGCTGTCCCAAGAATGCTCGAAGTTGCTCATCGAATGCCGAAATTCCGCCAAGTCCTAGATCCGGGGCAAAAGACCCTGTTGTGGTTGCCATATTGTTTCCGGCTGTTAACATCGCCGAAGTGTCAAAAGACGATTGTTGAACTTTATTTGGTTTAAGTCCTAAACCTTTTCGAATTTTATCGATGTCCTCTTGACTTGTTGAAAGAGGATTTCGCAAGTATTCGGCGGCAACTTTTATGATGAAAATCAATTCCGACAAAATTGTAATAGTAGCATTGGCAACTTTGTTCAGAGCTGAAAGAGCTTTTACGAATCCATCAATTGCCGAACCTTCACCGCCGGTTCCAGCGTCAAGCGTAGAAAACAATTTTCCAATTGATGCCGCCATTGCCGCGATATCTTTTCCGGCTGAGAATGCAGATTTTTGAGTTTTTGAAATTTTTGGTTCAAAAGAATCAACACGGCTTCCGGCATAATCTGACGCTGCGGAAATACCTTTTTCGCCTGTAAGTCCAGAAATGAAAGCATTGAGAGCGGGGATTCCTTCGTCCGTCAAAAACTTTTGAAATTTCTCCACTTGTGGCAAAAGTGCAAATCCAATACTTTCCTTTGCTTCGTCTAGTGCAACCTTTATTCGGGCAAAGCGTCCGGCGTAAGTATTGGCGGCGACATCTGCTTGTCCGCCGAAAGTCTTTGACAATTCCACAACAGCCCCGTCAAAATCTTTTGTTTTCATTATATTGTCATCGATTGGCAGACCAAGTTTTTTCAATGCTCCGAAATTTCCGTCATAGGCTTTTGATAGAGCTTCGGTGACTGTAGTAAGTCCCTTTCCACTACCGGCGGATATATCAAGTGCTAAGGCTTGTAAGTCCATTGCTTTTTCAACCGATTTTGTGCTTCTAATTAAGCGATCAAACGAAGGACGCAAATCATCGTCGGTTACTCCCGTTGCAAGTGATGTTTGTGTAATATAATCCTCGACGCTTTTGATCTGTCCCTTTGTAGCCCCTGTTACATTTTCAAGAGTCTTGGCAAGTTTTGCTTGAGCTGCTTCGTCCTCAATCGCCGCTTTGACTCCATCAACAGCCCCTTTAATTGCCATCGCGCCTATTGCCGCACCTGCGGCGGCGGCGGCTACTCCGACAGCTTTGAACGCTCCGCCTAGCTTGTCACCGAATGTGCCAGAAGTATCCTCAGCTTTTTTTAGACCTTGAACTAGGTCGGCTGTATCCGCAAGGATTGAAAGTTTAAGTGTGCGTGAACCTGCCATTTAGTCGTACTCCTTCAAAATTTGATCGAATGCCCGTTCCCATTTGTCAATTAATTCCGGCTGGATTGATCTGAGTGTCGGATAAATAAAGTAACCGGCAGAACCGCCGCCAAGTTTAGGAGTGCGTCTTGGAAATTGTTTGTATCGATTAGAACCGAATTCAAGTCCTGCCCAGAGCTTTTGAGTCGTAGCACCGCCAGAAAATCTTTGAGCTGCGAAGCCGAACGAGACTTCCCCAATCTTGGACGACTTCGCAACCCTTGATCCTTCTGCTACACGCTGGACAGCCGCACCGGCGACGGTTCGGGTGCGAGCTGTCTCTCTGACTTTAAGCTGTAAGAATTCCGCTAAGGCTGAGGATTCACGCTTGGCGGCTTCAATACCTTCATCGGACATTGCTTTGAATGATCGCGTGATTGATCGAAGTTCGGCTTTGTCATACGCGATTTCGACTTTCATTTCGCTTCTCCAATACTTCAATCGCCGTAAGAATATCCTCTGCCGTTCGCCATTCGCTCATTGGTATTCCGGTGGCTATTGCTAGCTCAACGATTACTCGTCCTAAGCTTCCGGCTGTGTGTCTTTTGGGAGATCATCTCCGATCGAGAAATCCGAGACCGTTTCACACCATATGTCGAAGGGCTTGACAGCCTTTCCGCCAGCTTCACGCTTCATCGCGTTCCACGCTAGGAAAAGAATGTCATTGACTCCAAGATTGTTGTGCGCGTCTTGAATTGTTCGACCAAATTTGATCTCCCATTTCTGCCACTCCGGGACGCTTGCCGTGTGTACGACTGATTCCCCGGAGTTGTGTTCGATAGTAATGTCTAGCTTCATCTCCCGATCTCCTTTTTAGCTAAATGTGTCGGCTGGAGTGCCAACAACCAAGAATGATAGTGACAGAGTTTGAGCTCCTGGAGCCGCTCCGCCTACTGATGGATACACCGGCATAACATTGAACGCAAAGACCGCGCCGGTTGTAGCTGTAAGGCTGACGGCGAGAGTTGTGTT